TGAAAGCTTTTGCATGGCCAATTACGACTCTGGTAAATACAATTACCGGCATATTTGGATGGATTACGGGTAAGTTTCATGATCTTGCGGTATTGCTGGGAATGGCTCCGGCTGATACGCCTAAGCCTCCGCCGAAGGCTAGAACCGGAGGTGGGTTTGGAGAAGACGCGGCAGGTAATCCAACAGATAAACTACCAGTAACACACAAGCCTCCTGTCGTTATCGCAACGAAACCTAAGGAATCTACGTGGGACAAACTATGGGATACACGACCTGGAACTGTTTGGAATGCTATAGGGTTTGGATCAAAGGCGTCTAAACCTAAGCTATCTGTGGCACCCGCATCGGCATCAGCAAATCGGGGTGCTCCCACAATAGGAGTGTTTACGTTTGGTGGTGCTGGTGGAGGACTATTGGGAGGATCAACGAATGCGAACGTCACTGGTGGTAAGGTTGGTGATATTCTCGACCTGATCAGTTCTGCCGAATCTCCAAATAGGGGATATGATGAGGTGTTTGGTGGCGTAAATTACACCAATCTGACCGACGGTCGTCCATTGTCACAACTATCAATCAATGAAGTCTTGGCACTACAGAAGCAATTGGTTCAACAAAATGGAAATGGTGAGGGTGGGGCGATGGGACGATATCAAATCGTCACAAAAACATTCCGAGGTCTTGTCAATTCGATGGGCCTGTCCGGTAATGAGACATTCTCTCCTCAGCTACAAGATGCCATGGCAATCAAGCTGCTGAAAGGTCGAGGCCTGGATGATTTTCTTTCGGGTAAAATGAGTGCCGCAGAATTCCAGAATAACATTTCCAAAGAGTGGGCAGGACTTCCTAACGTAACGGGCGTCTCGTCGTATCAGGGAGTTGGATCGAATAAGGCAACAATCAATAATGCCGCAATGGCATCCGTGTTAGGTGGTAGCGGCACTGCCACAATGGCACAGTCAACACCGCGTCAGAATGTTCCAGCAGCAACAGCAGCCGCAATTCAATCGCGAGGTGCTGCAACGGCTGAAGTTCAGAACTCGTCACTTGCTGCACAAATACCACAAGGTGGTGGAGGTGGTGGGGATACGACTATCGACAATTCGTCAACGTTTGGTATACCTCCACAGTCTGGAGAGTCCATTGATGATATCGTGACGAAGGTCCTGACTGCAATGGGCGTCATGTCTTCCACATAAAAAAAGCGCCTCAAGGGCGCTTTCTTCTACTTCTTACCTTTTTTGAATTTCTTCACAAGCCTTTTGGACTTGGGAGAACTCGGATCGGGGAGTTCAGTAACTTTCGATCCTTTGCCCGTAGGCTCACTTGGGGTGATGAAATCTTCAAGAAGGGAAAATTCGGGAAGTTTTAAATCCTGAAGTGCCGTAGCATATCCCTCTTGGTATTTCTTCTCTCCGAAATGATATTTCTCGGACTGATACTTCTTTCTGGCGTCAGTTACCCCCCATCTATAAGTTAGGAAAGAAAAGGCGCCGGTGAGAATCAACACGATTCCCACCGCTAGTTCAGGTAGCATATATTAGTTCCTTGCAAGACTCTGGAACATTGCAAGGTCATCATCATCGCCGTCCGCTTCTACGGGAGCGGCCTTTGGTGCAGTGGTGACAGCCTTCGCCGATCCAGATTGGGTGACTTTCGTGTAAGGCTTCTCAAAAGGGATATCGTCTTCCTCCACCTCACCCCTTGTTGAGGATGCGGTAGAAGTGGAGATAGCACCCAGAACAAGTTCCAGACGCTTTTTGAGTTCGTCATAAGACTTGAACTTTGATGGGCCAATTTCATCCAATAGCGAATGCTGAGATTCCCAAAGGGCATTCAGCTTGTCTTCATCACCACCAAACAGAGGTGACTGCTTCTCAAAGTCTGAAGCATCGTAGTTGCGGAAGCCACCATCGTTGTTGCGAATCTTCAACTTGAAGTTTGCGCCTTCGATAAAGTGGAACGGATCGAACTTGGGTTCATCTGGGAAATCAGGTTCAGTCGCCTTCACAAGCTTGTCATGGATTTTAACTCCATACTTGAAGAGGAATACCTTACCTTCGTTCTCTGGATGACGTTCATCCTTGAGAACAAGAATGTTCGCGATGTAGGTCAGCTTACGCTTCTGGCTACGTGCGACATTCTTCTTTTCTTCTGAGCCTTCGTTCCAAAGTGACGTATTGTATTCCGATACGGGATCGGCAACACCATTCGTGGTCAGACTATTTTCAATATACCACTGACCCGTAGGTCCTTTGAAGCCGTGATGGAACAAATGCACGTAGGGCTTCGTGGTCTTACCCCAATCCTTTTCAGAGATTGGAAGGAATCGGACGACTGCATAGCCGTTACCGGCCTTGTCAACTTCCGGCTTCCAGTATCGGGAATCGTCACCGTAATCGGTCTTCTTTTCCTTTTGCATCTCCCTTGCCAGGGTTTCAAGATGCTTCGTGTCTTTCATAAGTTCGGCAAACTTGCTATTCTTAGCCATATTCATATTCTCCTTATTTCGATGTTCGTATTTGGACTTTATCTAGCGTCCGTTTTATGTATCAGCCTTTTTCACATGTTGCATAAAAATTTTACGATATTTTGGGATATCGTTCTGGAGAGTTGGGAGCGCAAGGCTGCGATATTTACGCAAAAAACTACCAGTCTTATTCCACAAAGGATCGCCCTTGAGCCTATTCGTATCCCAGTAGTCAAAGGTATTGTTACCCATGACTGCATCCAGAATAATCAGAGTTTCGGGGGAGATTTTGCCCTCATAGTATAAAATCAAAAGCGATGGGAATTGTTCGTCAGGCTTTTCGAACTTTTCATCGTCGAGCATATTAGCATGTTCAGTGATGGCTGTCAAGTCCATTCTGAGTCTGTATTCCAATGCCTGCTTGCGTGCCATGTATTTCGTGGCACGATTGGTCCCTTCTGGACTCGCAAGAATACCAATCCATGTTTTCTCAGGATTGATATCCAGACCATTCTCACCATACACAACGTTGCCGATGACATGATCATTCAGATTGGACTCTGGAACGTTGCGCGCAATCTTCTCAAAGAAGAACCGATCCTTGCGCTTCATATAGGACGCCATGGAGGCATTTGTCTTGCCGCTGTATTTGTGGAAGTCATACGACTTGCTTGTGAAATGCTGCTTCACTGCAAGGAATGTCGTGTAGACTTTGAACCCGGTAAGGGTGCTCATAATGTGTTTGCCTTCGCCTGCACTTTTGATTTTGACAATTTAAAGTTCCTCATAATTTCATCAAAAACTTCTTGGGCTAGTTCGTTGCCTAGATATTCGGCGAAATCCGCGGCACGCACTCGTATTTGAGCACCCACGAAAGGGGTTTGCTTGGATGCATCGGCGCCGACAACAAGCTTGCCAGAGGGAGAATAGGAATATTCAGGTTGGGTCGATGATCTGTCACCTTTGAGCATCCATGTGCGTCCGCAGGAATGACAGAAGAGATAGTAATCACCTGATCCGAATTGAAGTTGGCGATGATTGTCTGGGCAAGGTTCAGTTGTCATAATATGAAATGCTCCGTCACTCGCGCACCAATCTCAGGTTCACAGAATGCCCAGAAATAACACTGAGCCTCTTCCTTTGTTTCCCAGTGTTGGCATTTGTTGATATCAATCGACCAGAAGAGTTTCTTCTGTTTGATATCACCACTCTTCAATGCCATACCGATGTTCTGGAAATAGATCGGCATGTTATGTTTGTTTTTCGTCTCAATGACCCAAATCAACTTACTTTGAGTCGAGGGAGGTGCTGGATTTTCTTCCACGAATAACCTTTCCATTCTTATATCGAAGACAGTTCAGGGAGATAGCCTCGTCCTTGATCATGGACTTAAGATCATCATTGATCATCTTTGCAAGGACTTCAACTTCCATTCCGCGCTTCTGTGCGTAATGCACGACCGCTTCCATTGCAGTAAGATCGAGTCTCTTCATCAGATTTTGAATCTCCGTCTGAAAGGCTTTCATTTCTTCCTTTGCAGACGGAGACTTCACGCGCACTTCAGTTTTTATCATCATGGTACCCTCAAATACTGAATAGAATGTCAGAAGTTTACTTGATTTTGTAAAACTGATGTAGACCAATCTTTGCGGTTCGTTCATATGCCTTAGCCCACCAAGGATATTTGTGCATCCAGGTAGCATGGTAGAACGTTGCGCCTTCCGACGGGTCCTCATTGTTCCCACTATTATATTCTACATATGTGTTGGTAGCAAGGGTTTTTATTTCAGTCCACTCTTCACGTTTCTGGAAACGTTCCAGCTTGACACGGAAGCCGCGTTCACAACGATATGAGAATGCACATGTGGTGATCGTTCGCTGAACCCATTTTGCATGTCGTCCGTGTCCTCTCTTTTGCTTAAAGGACTTCTTGACGTGGAATGCCACAACATCACAAATGCTTCCGGAGAACTCAATTCGATGTTTTGCATTAGGGGGACGATCCTTTTCATTCCATGCGGCACGATTCATGATCACGTTTGCGACTGCGATCTGTCCCTCTTCAGGTTCGTGCAGGGATTCAAAGAATATCGCTTCAGTGAGACATCCAATATCGCGTTGAGCATCTGAGTCGAGATTCGAAGCGTCAATCTCTTCCCTGCGAGAGTCCTCATGTTCTTCTGCGCGTGTGACTGCCGCGTCATCTCCAGATTCATATTGGGACTCAATATTGTTTCTCACTTCTTGAATGGAGACCTGACGTTCGCCTCGTTCGGCGACAGGGTCCATAACTGTAATTTCTGGTCGAGCATATGATTGGCTCGGATTGAATAGGCTAGCTGCGATTAGTATTGTTGCAAACAAC